GTAGCCCAGGAGCTACACCGCATGCTGGGGGCGACGGGAAAGTTCGGTATCGAAACTATCGACCCAAGGATGTGGGGCGACAAGATAGCTAGGGTTCACTCTATCCAGCATATCTTTGCCGACAAGATGGTGTATGCGCCAGACAAGGCGTGGGCTGATATGGTGATTAACCAAGTCTCGGTCTTCCCGCGCGGCGCGCATGACGATCTGGTGGACTGCGTTTCGATGGGCATCCGCTATCTGCGTGACACCGGGTTCGCCCTTCGTCGGGAGGAGAGTGAACTAGCGCGCCGGGAAGAATTAACCTATAGTAGCCGCCCACGCCCGCTCTACGAGGTCTAAAACGTGGCTGAACGCACTGATAGTCGGCCGCTGGATGACCCGCTTCCGCAGGTCATTCATTTCCCGACACCGTTCGAGAGAACTAATCAGGAACAAGACCCTGACGTATCGTTCGAGGATGGAGCGATAAAAGTCAACAATGCTGACGGCTCGACCACTATCGACTTCAATCCCGACAGGAAAGAAGTAGACCCCGGCGGCGACTTCAACCGCAATCTTGCCTTCGAGATGGACGAGGGCGAGTTATCGACTATCGCTACCGAAATCCTAGATGGCATTGACCGCGACGAACAGTCCCGCAAGGAATGGCTGGATACTCGCGCGCTCGGCATTACCCTTCTTGGCCTCAAACTAGAAAAGCCACGCACCGATGCAGGTACGAGTTCGGCCCCGCTGGAGGGTATGGCGGTGGTCCGCCATCCGCTATTGCTTGAGGCAACAGTTTCATTTCAGGCGACTGCAAGAGCGGAACTGTTACCCGCTGCCGGACCAGTTAAAGTCCGCAACGATTCGCCAATGCCGCCGGCCAACATCAACCAGGACACTTCGGCTACCCAGCAACTAGCCGAGAGCCTTCAGAGCGTAGACGAGCTTGGTCAGGCGCTCGAAAAGGATATGAATCATTATCTGACTTCGACGGCCACCGAGTTTGTTCCCGATACTGACCGCATGTTGTTCTACGTCGGCTTTGGCGGCGATGGCTTTAAGAAGGTCTTTAATTGCCCGCTGCGTCGCCGCCCGGTATCCGAAAGCGTCGATGCCGAGGACTTGATTGTTTCCAATGCGGCTACTGATTTGCGCAACTGCGGCCGGGTCACCCACCGCATCAAGATGCGTCGGGCCACACTCAAGCGCATGCAGATTGCCGGTGCCTATCGCGATGTTGAACTTCCGATGCCGCAGCGGGGGGCACCGACTGTCGTAGACAAGAAGAAGGAAGACCTATCCGGCCACCGCCAGAACTATCAGCGGCCGGAGGACACCGACTACACTGTTTACGAAGTTTACTGTGAATGTGACATTGAGAAGTTCGCGCCAAAGAAGTTCAAGGGCAAAGAGTTGCCGCTGCCGTATCGCGTGACTATCGAGAAAGACTCAAGGAAGATTCTGGATATCCGCCGCAATTGGGATGAGGACGATGACGAAGCCAACGCCAAGCAATACTTCGTCCAGTTCCCGCTTATCCGAGGACTTGGATTCTACGGACTTGGGTATATCCACCTGCTTGGCAATACCACGAATGCTCTCACGGCGGCTTGGCGACTTATGCTCGATGCCGGAATGTTCGGTAACTTCCCCGGATTCCTATACGCAAAAGGACTTGGGCGTCAGAATACTAACACCTTTCGGGTTGCTCCGGGTACCGGAGTAGGCATTGATGTTGGCGCACAGGCCAGCATTAAAGACGCCATTATGCCGCTGCCGTACAAGGAGCCCGGCGCGGGATTTTCGCAGTTCATTTCTCATATTGAGGAAGACGGCCGCCGGCTCGGCTCGACGGCCAATATCCAAGTCGGCGAGGGCAAGCAGGACGCCCCGGTCGGCACCACGCTGGCGCTTATCGAGCAGGCGTCCAAGGTCATGGATAGCGCCCACAAGCGACTGCATGCAGCGCAAGCCGAAGAGTTCAAGCTTTTGAAAGAGCGGTTTCGTGAGGACCCGGAAGCCTTCTGGCGCTACAATAAGCGGCCGACTGTGCAATGGAAGAAAGACCAGTTCATCCAGGCACTTAATAACTGCGAACTGGTCCCAGTGGCTGATCCCAATAATCCCACTTCGCTCCACCGGGCGGCCAAAGCGCAAATCATCAAGACCTTGCAGGGACTGAATCCCAACCTTTACGATGCTACCGCTGTTGACATGCGGGTATTTCGCATCGCTGATATCGACCCGCAGGGGTTGTTCGCGCCGACGCCGGCACCGCAACCGCCTGACCCAAGGATGGAGGCCATCCAGCAGAAGGCGCAGTCCGAGCAGGCCAAGATTCAGGATAGCGCGGCCGACCGGCAATCGAAAGAAAAGATTGCCCAGATGAATCTGAACAAGGAAATGATTATCCATGCCCATGACATGCAAATCAGTGGGCAGCAGGCGGCGCAGGAGATGGCGGTAGACCGCGCTAAGGCGGGCCAGGATATGCAGGTTGACGCGCTACAGGCACAGCATGAGTTGCGTGGTGGCCTAATCAAGTCGGCTACCGAGATGGCCATGGAACGGCAGAACCACGAAGCCGCGATGCGGCGCGACCAGCAGGAGTGGGAGCTAGCGCGCCAACGTGAGACTCATGAACATCAGTTGAAGTTGTCACGGGAAGCAGAGGCGCATGAAATGAAGACTCAGCATGCCAAGGAATTGCACGAGGCCAAGCTACAGGCCGCTAAACAATTGGCGAGCATTAAAAAACCTGCTAAGAAGGATTAAATCATGAAACGCAAGTCCAAGCCAAAACAGTATGACTTGGTAGAAAACCCCGATGGCACGTTAGATATTATTCCGCGCCAGAAGGCTTCGAAGGAAGATATGGCAATAGTCGCCAAGATGTTTGTTGACTGTATGACCGAGGATGAAGGAAGAAAGCCGTCATGAGAAAGATAAAGTATGTCGAGAAGTGGGGCCTGGAGACGGCCAAGGCACGGTATGGGTCCAATGTGCAGACTCCAGCGAGTGGTCCGGTATCACCGGCACCCGACGAACAAAAGCCTCAGTTCCACGACGATAAAGTTGGCGACCATAACGATGTTGGTAAAAAATGGACTGACGGCCATGGCTCGCCATATCCAGATTTCGACCACGGCAAATTAGACCGCAGACCACCGAGGAAATAGGGAGATTGATATGACACTTCAGGAGTTTAAGGCGTGGTTCGAGGGCTTTACCGAGAACATGAGCGGTACGCCAAACAAGGACCAATGGAAGCGCATCAGGGCGCGGGTTAAGGAGATTGATGGCATAGCAATTACCGAGAAGGTCTTTATTGACCGCTATTGGCGCTATCCGACTTATCCTTATACTAATCCTAATCCTTGGATTACTTTCACAAATGCCGGGAATGTACTCTCTGGCTTGCAGAGTAATGCGCCGTTGTCAACCTACGCTACTAGTAATACGGCGATGTACATGCTTGGTCAGGCCGACTCGAATTCGTTAAATCTCACATAGAGGACGACAATGGCACATCCCTATAGCGCTCACAAAGAACACCACAAGTCTCGTGGTCGTGTTGGTCACATTATGAAGTCCGGTGGCCATGCTCACTCTGACGCAGCGGCCGATAAGAAGCTGTTCAGTCATCTTATTGCTCAGCATGAAGCGCATGAGCACGACGAAGGTGTTCCCGGCCACAAGCATGGCGGACGGTTGGACAAGTACGCTCGTGGCGGCGCTGCCAAGCATAGAGGCAAGCACCATACCCAAGTGAATATTGCCGTAGTGGCTCCGCACGGTAAGGATGCAGGTCCTCCCGGCGCGGGTGCCCTCCCCGGGGGTCCACCGCTTCCACCCCCACGGCCCCCCGTGGCTGGTCCACCTCCTGGCCTCCCTCCGGGTGGCGGACCTATGGCTGGGCCTCCGGGTCTACCTCCTGGGATGCCTGGTAAGCCCCCCGGCATGATGAAGCGCGGCGGCAAGGTCAAAGCCTATGCTCGCGGCGGCAAGCTCGGCATGACGGCTGGTGCCGAAAGTGGCGTCGGAAGATTGGAGAAGGCGCATAAGTATGGGCCTAAGTAATGCAGACGCACTTTCACAGGCTTTTGCAATCTCAAATCGAGGAAGAGATACGAGCTAGGGGGTTGTCAGTTACAAGCGGGGCTTGTACTGACTATCCCCACTATCAATATCATATTGGGTTTATTGCTGGATTGCAGGCTGCCCTAGCGGTGGCCGGGGAGATAGAGCAGGAGAGAGATTAATGGCAGTTGTTGTGCCTAGTAGGGGCTTCGCTGTACTTGACAAGTCAACCGACCCTAAGAAGGACATTCTGGATTTCTTTCGCGATATCGTGCCCAAGCTTCATCCCGCCGGCAACGAGGTCATTGTCGCCACTTATCTTCGTCCTGAAAAGACCAAGGGCGGCATCTATCGTCCCGATGCGAACAAGGAAGAGGATATTTGGCAAGGCAAGGTCGGACTATTGGTCAAGTTAGGCCCAGAGGCTTTTGTCGATAGCGTTGATTATACGTTTCACGAGGAAAGCCGGTATAAGGTCGGCGATTGGGTTTATTATGTACCGACCAATGCTTGGTCGCTTCCATGTTGCGGGTTTCCCTGCCGGCAGATGAAGGACACCAACATTAAGGGTCGGCTCGATGACCCGGAAGTTATCTTTTAGGGAGGTATAGATGCCGCAATCGCGCCCAGTAAAAGCTGAGAAGCAGGAAACTGCTACCCCGCCCTTGTTCGAGGCGACGGAGAAGTCGGCTTCCGAAGAACCATTCGAACAGGAGGTCGAGGAGGAAGTCGTAGAGCCTCAGCCGAAGCCTTCAGTTGAAGAACCTAAGTCGGAAGAGTCGAAGGACGATGCGGCGTTGGCGCTGCAGAAGCAGATAGACGAATTAAGAAAGTCGGAAGACCTCAATCGCAAGCGCGCCGAGCAGGCCGAGATTCAGGCGCGGCAGTATCATGAACAAGTCGAGCAGCATCGGCGCGACGCCATGGTCGCCAACGAGCAGACTGTGGTTTCTGGTGTGGACGCAGCCAATGCCGCGATAGAGAAGGCTTTATCTGATATTAAGAATGCCAGAAATGACGGCGATATGGCCGCCGAGCTTGAAGCACAGCGGCGATTTAACCGGGCGGAAATCCAACTTGACCGATGGGAGTCCGCCAAGGAAGAGGTCGAGACCAGAAAGAAAGCCCCGCCACCGCAGCAGCAACCACAGCATGCGCTTGGCTCTGATGCCGAAATCAATAGCTGGAACGTGCCAGAGCGAGGCAGGACTTGGGCTAAGGAACACCGCGATTGGGTTACAGAACCCGCTAAGCGGGATAAGATGGCGCGGTTTACGGCCTATTTGGTTCAATCAGGCGTATCGATGGAAAGTGACGAATTTTATTCGCGGCTTGAGGCTGAGATTGGTATTAAGAAGCCGGATGCCCAGCCAGAACCAAAACCAGAGAGGACCCCTATCGTGAGCGCACCCGTATCAAGAGAGGTCCCGTCAGCCAGCGGCCAGCGGGCTGGTAATGGTAAGACTACCCTGAGTGCTGCCGAGAAAGAAGCGGCTAAAATGTCTGGGGTAACGGAGGTAGAGTACGCTCGACAGAAGATTAAGCTCGCGCAGATGCGCGCCGATGGCACTTATGGTGGAGAGCGAAATGGCTGAAGGTGAAGTTGTCAAGCGCGGCCCCGGACGACCAAAAAAGAACCCCGAGGCAGTTATTGCGCGCGATCCGAAGCGGCCGATGTTTCAGGTGACGACTGACTACGAGAACATCGACCCGACCTCACTTAATATTGCCGACAAAATGCATATTCCGCCGGAGGAGATACCGGAGGATGTGGTTTTTGTCTGGGCCAGCTTGAGTACCAATGGCCGGCCGGAAGACCAGAATATCCAAGCCAAGGGCCGGGCTGGCTGGTGTCCAGTGATGATTGGCGACTGCGATGGTCGGTTTGACCAGCGCTGGGATAGGAAGAAGTCTGGCGAGCAGGTTACCTACGAGGGTAACTGCGGCCTGATGTGGCGGCCAAAGGTGCTGCATGAGAAAGCCAAGGCGCGGGAGTTGAAAGAAGCCCGGTTGCGTTTGGCTATCAAGGAGCAGCAGTTCAGAGGTGGTGATATACCAGGTATAGGGCTTGACGCAGGCCATCCATCTGCTGTAGGTTCCAATCGGATTAATAAAAGCTACGAACGGATTGATATCCCCGAGAAGTAGCAAATAGGAGTTTCCGTAGGGAAACTCGGGCGCGCCGCCCAAAGAACTGCCCATCATACGCTTTGATGGCTTCACACGACTAGAACTGCACGCCGCAGTTTGAGTGTCGATAGGAGCCGTCATGGCCAATACCAATGCCCCATTTGGATTTCGTCCATTCGGTCGTAAAGAGGGCGGTGCCCCGACAGCCGGAATGGACCGCTTCTTCATAAGCTCGGCCGACACCAACCTTTATTTTACTGGCGATATTGTAAACGCCAGTTCGGCTAACGGCTCGCTTATCACCAATCCCTCATCTGCCACTGGTATTGTTAATGAATACGCCATGCTTGGCGTATTTCAGGGCTGTGAGTATTTCAACACCGCAGTCGGCAGAACGGTCTGGAGCAGCTTCTACCCCGGCGCTAACATCACCGGTTCTGGTCTAGCTTACGTCATTACCGATCCAGAGCAGCGCTACATTGTGCAGGGCACATCGGGTGGAGTGCTGAGTTCAACCAGTGTTGGTCTGGGCTATACGGCAAGCATTGTGGTTTCTTCGCTGGGTAACCAGACGACCGGCCAGAGCGTCATGACGCTGGCTTCCAGCTTCCCGACCGGCCTGTCATCGAATGCGGTTATCAGGGTTCTTGACCTCTACAGCAATTCCGCACCTCCGGGCGTCAACGGTACCTCGTCCGGTGCCGAGGGCTTCCAAATCGCTATCGTGCAACTCCAAGGTCTCATCCAAAATCAGGGTGGTGGCTTTACGTACCCGACAACGTAATAGGAGACTATTTCGGCCTCGAAAGGCACTTCACGAGAGTAGGGCTGGTCCTACCGTGCGTCGAGGAAGCAGGCTGGAGATAACCAATGCCTGTCGCATTAAGTCAAATCCGCGACCTTCTGCTTCCAGGTCTTTGGGGCATCAGCGGCAAGTATTCAATGATCGAGCGGCAGTGGCCGAAGGTCTTCAGGCAGACCGACTCGGTTATGTCGCTAGAGCGCCGAGCCGCGATGCGGTATCTCGGTTATGCGCAATTGAAGCAGGAAGGCGCGCCGACCAGCTTCGATAATGCTGCAGGCCAACGCTTCGTCTATAACGCCGAGCATCTTGAGATTGGTCTTGGCTATGCGATTACTCGCAAGGCCATTGACGACAACCTCTACAAAGCAGAGTTCGGCCCGTCCAATGACGGCCTGATGGAAAGCTTCAAGGAAACCGAGGAGCTTTATGCCGCAAACGTCTTCAATACCGGCACTACCTTTAATGCGGCGATCCAAGGTGACGGCGTGGCTCTGTTCTCGCCTTCGCATCCGACTGATGCCGGCAACATCGCCAATCAGCCGTCTCCCGACGTGGACCTCAATGAGACCACACTGTTAAACTCGCTCATCGCAATCAGAGCAACTTGGCGAGACAACGCAGGTCTCAAGATTCATGCGCGTGGCCGCAAGGTGGTTGTGCCGCCGCAGCTTGAACCGGTAGCGTTGCGATTGATGCGTTCCGAGCTTCGTCCCGGCACCGCAACCAACGATGTCAACGCCGTCCTCGGCATGAACGAATCCCTCAAGGAAGGCTTCATGGTCTGGGATTATTTGACCTCGGGCTTTGCCTGGTTTGTGTTGACCAATCATGACGGCCTTATGTGGTTCAACCGCAAGCCATTCGAGATGGATATGTCGGTGGAGTTCACCACGGACAACCTCTTGGTCAAGGGCTATCAGCGGTATGTGCCGACCTACTATGATTGGCGCTCGGTTTGGGGTACATTCCCACTGAGCTAAGGAACAACAATGTTGAATAACGCTTTCCCGTTCATAATCCAGCCAGGGTCTCAGGCTATCGGGCCTGGCGACCCGACCACCAATAGCCCCGTTGTTTCGCCGTTTGAGGGGTTTGTGACTGGACCGCCCTCGGCTCAGACACTCTGGATCGATGATGTGATAAACTTGTTTGCTATCGGTTACTGAGAAGGAAGACTTAAATGTCTGGAACAAGAACTGTTACCCTTTCGAGTGTCGGCACCTCTGCGATGGTGCTTGATCCGAATGCCAAATCAACAACGTTGATATTGACGATTTCTTCGTCTGCTGTCGGGGCATGCAATGTTGATATCAGTCTTGATGACCCCAGCACCACTCCTGCGCCTACCCTCACTTGGGCGGTAGCCAGTTCTGGTGCGAATATGACTTCATCGGTGGTTTTCGATACTGGTCTTATCTATACGATCCTGTCACCCGTTGGCGGGGCTAGAATTCGATCTTCAGTGATCGCCAATGTCATCACGCTCAAGGCATTGCAGTCGGTTACTGCCTAAAGGAGACTACAAATGGCACTTTTCTCGGTTGCCAACTCTACGACCCCCGCTGGCAATGCTCAACAGGCGATGGGTTCGTCTTACATCTCGATAGTTGCGGTTATCGGCGGTGGATTGTCGAGCAACTACACCCAAGCTGGCAGCCGTGCCGGCACTGCAGGTCGTGGTAGGCTCTATGATATTTTGGTTGGCACCAACGGAACACCGGCCGACAACTTCGTTGAATACGAAGTAGCGCGCTGCACTGCTGGCGCAACTGTAGTTTGGCTTGGCTCGGTATCGAGCGTGTCCAGTGCCTATACGTTGGACCCCGCCGATTTGGGCTTCTATGCCCAAGTTATTCTTAATGCCTCGCAAGGTTCGAGCACTAACATCGTTCGTAACGCTGACGCATGGTATGTCGGCGTGAACCAGCGTGCATCCTATCGCTGGGTTGCCGCTCCCGGCTCAGAGATTGTCTATCCGGCGAATACTTCGGCGACCGGCAATAATGCCCTATCTCTGCAGGCTCGTTCTGCTGCATATACCGGTACGGTCACCGGCGCTGTGATGGTCAGCGAACTGTAAGGAAAACACAATGGCACATCGACACCAAGTTCAGGCCAAAAAGCACGGCGGCAAGGTCTTCTACGCAGGCGGCGAATCGCACGTCGCTGGCGAGGCTACGTCCACAGAGAATAAGAGGCATGGTGGCCGCGCCCACCATAAAAAGGACGGCGGAAAGGTTACTGGTTATAAGTCTGGTGGTCGTCTTGATAAGCGTGCTCGTGGCGGAGGCGTTGGGGCGGATAAGTCGCCGTTCTCTAGCGCGCACGTTAGGCCGACTGAGCCGGGCGCTGGCCCACATTATCACAAGGGCGGCGGCCATGCTCACGACCATGCCGGCCCCGGCTTTCATAGCGCGCATAAGAGCGACGCAAAAAAATAAGCCCTTCCGTTGATCTATACGCATCCGGCGGCGGAACGGAGAAATGGATGCAGGGTGCGGTCAAGAAGCCCGGCGCTCTGCGAACTGCGGCCCACCGGGCTGGAATGTCAACAATGGAGTTTGCCAGCAAGCATCGGCACTCTCCGGGCAAAGTAGGCAAAAGGGCGCGGCTTGCTATAACTTTCAGTAAGTACCGTCCTTAACTGATAAAGGGCGGCCATGCAGCAAACTGTTCTCATCAAATCGCTAAGCGCCTCTTCTAGCTTGCAGCTTGGCTCGTTCTCCTCGGCCGCCACTACTCTCTACACAACCGGTTCATCGGCATCTGTCGGCACTTCTTCTGGTGCCGTTGCTACACAATTCGACACCAGTCGTCGGGTAACCATCTGGTCGTCGGCCGTCGATTTATCCGGGCTGCTTGTTACGATTAACGGCGTAACCTCCGCCGGAAATAAAGTAACTGAGACTCTTGCCGGACCTATTGGAACATCCGTCCGAACAACGATACAGGACTTCTATCAAGTCAACTCTATTCTCTTCAGTTCGCAAAACCCGCTCGCTGGCATCCTTCGTGTTGCTCTTAGCACGAGAGCCGGTACGCCGTGGATTGTCGCCGACACTTGGCGCAATCCATTTGACATGACGGTGCAGCTTTCCTTCTCATCTACCGCCAACAGCATGTCGGCCAACTTTGAAACCACGCTGGAAGACATTACTCAGGCTACGCTGCCGGGGCCAACCAAGTTTCTGTCAACTACTGCTACTACGGTAGTGCCATGGTATCCGACACCGACTATCTTGCAGCTTCCCGGCTCGACGTTTGTATCAACGGCCATCGATGCTGTGACCATGGCCAATATTACGACGCCTATCGCGGCTTGGCGGGTGACCCTAATAAGCTCGGCAGTCGGTGCCGGCACGCTAGGCGTATCGGTCCTGCAATCGGGGTAGCTAACTTGTGGCCGTCACCTACACCCAAACGGCTATCAACGCACGCCTTAACGGCGTGGTTACGGTCATTGGTAACGGCGGGTTTTTCAAGCTTTATGCCGGTGGCCTTCTGGTGTCCACAATCACCCTGGCGTCTCCGTGCGGCACCGTTGCCGGCGGTATCCTCACGTTCACGGCTCCGCAGTCTGGCGCATCGGCGGCGGCTGGATTATTGACGGAAGGCAGAATGACAGACGCAACGGGCTTGGAGATGATTACCGGGCTGTCTGTCGGCATTCCGCTCTCTGGGGCTAACATCATTGTCAGTAATGGTCTAAATACGCTACAAGTTAATCTCGGGCAGACGTTAACCATGCTGTCCGGCCAGATTATTGGGAGTTGATATGTCACTGATTACACCGACATTCGCCGACAAGGTTAAGGAAGGTACTGCGCCGCACCAGCAGGGCAATGGCTCGGAGAAGCCTACTATTGTCGCCCAACATGAACCGATAACCGGGAAGCTGGATTGGCTATCGCCGGTAATGCCGGACCCACACTTAATGGAGGTGGCGGCAGTCGCACCAAAGCTCGCTCTACCACTCAAGGTGGCCTGTCTAGGTACTGCGCCGTCCTCGCGCATGCTGGCCCCGTTTGCCGATCCATCCTGGCAGATTTGGGCCTGTTCGCCCGGCAACATGAACACGTTTCCGAGGGTAGATGCCTGGTTTGAAATTCACTGCAATCTTATGTGGCCGGAATACAAGCACTATGGCGAGCCATACCTTAAATGGCTTAGCGAGCTTAAAATCCCTGTCTACATGCAGGACCAGTCGTTCATCTCGCACGCCATTACCTTCCCGGCAGAAGAACTAAAGAAAGAGTTTGGCGTCTATCACTTCACCTCGACGTTTGCTTGGATGATGGCCTTTGCTATCCACAAGGGGGCGAAGGAGGTGGCGCTGTACGGCATCGATATGGCCTCGCATGAGGAGTATCTGGCCCAGCGCGCGGGTGCCTATCATTTCTTTGAAGAGGGTGCCAAGCGGGGATGCCACGTATGGGCTCCGTTCGAGTCCGACATTATGCAGCCGCCGGCATTGTATGGATATTCCGAAAAGGCACCAGTTGGCCGCAAGTTTTTAGCGCGCGACGCCGAGTTGGGTGGTCGCATTGCGCAGAAGCAGCAAGAACGGGCGCAGGTAGCCAATCAATTGGCCGCTATCGACCGCGATCTTACCTACTTGGCGGGGGCCAAAGAGGATGTTGGTTACTTCAAGGATATTTGGCTTGGTGCGCAGGATAACCCCGTCAGTGCTGGTGCCGAGTATCTGGACCGATTACGTCAGAAGGCGCAACTGGCATGAGAAACCCAGGAGGCTATGCAGTTATCACGTCACCCGAACCGACTACGGTTAACTTCGACCGCTTCCGGGCCGAACGTATTGCTGCTGGCACATTCGAGGCTGACACCTTCACTTGCTGCCATTGCAATCGGATCATGCATGTCAAGCCAAGGGCTTCTATGGATGAATTCGGTTCGATGTGCCGCAACTGCATGAAGATGACTTGCCCGAAGTGTGCTGACGGTCCTTGCGTACCGTTTCAGAAGAAACTGGAAATGATGGAGCGCAGGGCCGATGCTCTACGCTCCTACGGATTCTGATGAGATTATAATGTGGTCTCCATTCTTGCCGGAATTGTGGAAAGACAGGGTGGCATCCGCGTAGTCGTCACTGCGCAGGAGAATATTCATTACCACGTCAATGAAGGGGAACGGCTTTATGTCGTTCCCGATTTTTTTATCGAGGGAGAGGTGCCTTACGGGCAGTACGCCGCTCTTATCGATAAGGCGGTGAAGTATGTTAAAAGTCATGGTGCATAGCCATGGCTCAACCGTTCAGCCTAGTTTTCCTTACAACCTCCAACGCCTCGCCGTGGTCTATCCCGCGAGATATTATTGTCAACACTAATTTCGTCGTTCAGCTTATCGGCTGCGGCGGTAACGGCAGTGTCGGCACGACCGGCACGACCAGCACGGCCGGTGGAGGGGGTGGCGGCGGTGGGTATGGAAAGCTGACTTATTCGTCGGGGACCGTCACTCCCGGCAATACAATTCCATTTCAGGTTCCGTCCGGCGGCGGCAATCTTGGCGCAATCTGGGAACAAACTTCAAGCGGCACGACGGGGAACTATACCGCTGGTGGCGGCCAAAACGCTGCCGCTGGTACTGCCGGCGCGGCCGGTCTGGGAGTGGTGTCTATTGGCTCCCCAGCCATCGTCTATACGCTAACCACGGTTTCAACTGGCGGCATCGGCGGCACGGGGGGCGGTTCGAATACCCTTGGCGGGGGCGGCGGGGGCGGCTCTGGCGGCCCTAGTGCGGCTGGCGGTGCGGGCGGTACGCCTACGGGAACCGGTGGTGCTGGTGGTGGCGGCGGCAATGCCGCTA